TTGAATGCGCAGTGCCTGATAGGTCGGGGCGTTCATTTTGCCAGGGGCGGCAAGATGGCGAGCGGCGGCGTATTCCGCATCCTCCAGCCGCGCTTCGGCATCCAGCCGCCCCAGCACGGACTGGATTAACAGCAGGGCCAGAATCCCTGCCACGATGCGCCAGTTAGCAACCCTGCGATTCCCTGCGCGAATTTGAGTGAGTTCAGATTTCATGCTCAAGCCTCCTTGACAGTGTCGCCATCAACCTTGGGGAAGCCTTGCAGGGCGGCAAGGTTCATACTGGCGATGAGCAGGTTGGATACGGCGAGCGGGTAGATCAGGCTGACAGAGCGAGAATCGCGACCGCCGCGTGCGCTGGTGTTGAAGGTCAGCTTGGCACGAATCGCCTCGATGGCCGATGATTCGACTACATTGCTGAGCGTCTTGCCAGCGCGTTGGAACTTGAACTTGAGATAAGACTCCAGTTCGTTGTCCAGGGGGCTGAGCTCAACCACCTCACAGCGTTGCACCACTTCGCGCACCTCATGGTTTTGCTCGCTCAATCGCATGCGCAACTCGGTTTGCCCGATCAGCACGATGCCGAGCAGCTTTTTGAAGCCGTCTTCCAGTTCAAAGAAACGCTTGAGGTGCTTGAGCGTGGCGGTGGGCAGGCCGTGCGCCTCCTCGATCACCAGCAGGTATTTCATGCCGGCGCGATTGCCGTCACGCAACACGCGATGCACCTGGCGAAAGCGCGCCTCGCTGCTGCGCTTGATACCTTCCAGTGGTGCCGCTGCGGCGATGATGGCCTCGGCGATCTGCACCGCCTTGAGCGTTTTACCCTTGGCATCATTTTCTTCCATGCCCAGCACGTAAGGTTCGATCACCACGATCTGCTGGTTTTCACGGGCGATGCGGTCTATCAGGTCGCGGCGCAAGGTGCTCTTGCCTGCACCCGATTCGCCCACCACCGCAACAAAGCCTCCGTGGCGTGCGGTATGCCACAAGGTTTCACGCACATAACGCACGTCGTCAGAGAGGAAAACATCCTCATGTGACTGGAGATCATCGGCGAACGGGTCGAGGAATAAGCCGAAATGCTTCCGGGCGGCTGGTGTTAATGTCTGTTTGCGTAGTAACATGGTTTCCTCCTGTAGTTGTAAATCCCCCGCCCGTTGCCCCCCCCTCTTTGACAAAGGGGGGCTTGGGGGGATTTGGGGTGTTGCATCAAAAGCACGGCGACATACTTGGCGGTCTGCGCCGTGCAACTCTAAAAAGGCCAGGATTCCCGACCGGACGGTCTCAAAGTCCGGTTTTTTTGGGAACATCCCGTGATTGCAAATCTGTGCGACACAGGCGGGTGACACACTCAAATGCTGTGCCAGTTCGCGCTGTGTCTTGCCCAGGTCAGCCAGATTTTGTTTCAGGTTCAAACTCACTTCATTCCTCCTACGACGGCCAGTGGTGCAGATTCACCGCGCAGCAAGCGTGCCTTGAGGGCTTCCACTTCACTGGACGGGATACGTTTATCGGGATAACGCTGGGTGACGACAGCCGCAAAACTGGTCTGCCAGTCGCGCCCCATACTCTTGGCGAACTCCACCAGGGACAGCGGCGGGAATTCGATTTTGTTACCGCGCGCGGCGGTAATTTGTTCGGTTACCAATGGCGTCGCATTGGGCAGCAGGCGCTGCGGCAGTTCGGCTTTACCCAGGTGTGAATGCGCTACCAGCCCCTTGCCCTCATTGAGGTGAGCGAAGGGGCGGGCTTGTTTGGCTCGGCTCTTTTCGGCGCTGTCGCGGGTGGCCTCTTCACCGAAGGCAGCTTGGGCTAAACGCTTATCAGCCGCCTCAGTGAGTGAGTATGTAGAGGCGCGGTATTCGCCTTTTTCCTGCGCGCTCAATGAATTCCCAAACTGGTCAAAGGCGCTATCTGGTTGCACTTCCACCAGCAAAGGATCACCGCCAATACGCGGGATTTCCACGCGCAGCGCACCGTCTTTTAGCAGCAACGCCCAGACCTTGACCTGCATCTTATTGGCGAGGAATTCCGCCCAGGGGCGCAGATCGTATTGACGGCTTTTCTTGATTTCAGGGTGAACAAAGCTGATCAGGTAATTGCTCTTGACCTGACGTGTATCCTCGGCAGAATGCAGGAAATAGCGGCACACGCTGATTTCCGGGATTTCAATCAGATGTTCCGGGGTGCGCATGATGAGTTGCCACAGCTCATCGCGCACCAGCAACTCACCCGATGCCCGCTTGACGCGGCATTCGACATGCGGGATGGCATTGGCGTTAAAGTCGCGTACCCAGCTGGCGGCAGAGGCGTTGAGCTGCTCCACGCTCGTCACAGGCTCGAACTTTAAACGGCTCTCAAAATGGGTTTCCACCAGCCAGTTGGCGTTTTCCACGCCGCCCTTGGCCCACGAATGGCCGGGCGCGTGGGTGACCACTTCCACCCCCATCGCTTCCATCCAGTTCAAGATACCGTGCGAGGTATTGGCGCTGCCCTTGTCCATCTCCAGCGTGGCGGGCAGGCCGTAGGAAAGGCGATTGTCCTGTTTACACAGGGTGTAATGCAGGAAGTTGAACAGCACTTCCTGATTCTCGCCTGCCGCCTCAAAATAGCGCACATCAATGCTGGAGCTGGCTTGCTCCCAGCGCACATAACGCCATACCTTGAGCAGCACCTTGGCGTAGTTGCCGGGCTTGTTCTTGTAAAACTCTTCGTCACGCATGATGAATTGACGGCCGTGCATGTAGTAGATCACGCACAGGCTGGGATCCACCTGCATCACCTGGTTGACATGCTTGGGGCGGGTCTGGATATGGCTGCGCGAGGCGATGATGCTGTCCACGTCGAGGTTACGCTCGCGCATCAAGGCATTGTAGCGGCTCTTGCTGACGGTAATCTCCACCCCGTTTTCTTGCATCACATTCATCGCCACGCCCGTAGGCAAGGTCTTGTTGCCATTGCCGCGCACACACTCGCGCTTCATTCCTGACAGCATCTCCAGGGTCTCGGCAGGCACGCTGGTCTTGCCCTTGTCGGCGCGCGGGCTACGGTTGGTTTTGCGTCCTGAGTGTTCCTTCAGCCAGCGATAGACGGTATTCGGTTTTTTACCGACAAACTCGGCAAATGCCTTAACCCGCGCTGTCTGTTCACCGCGCGGGGCGGCAGCCAGCGCATCGCGCAGGGCAAATAGTTGCTGGAGCATGTCGGGGGAGAGTTGCGCGGCCATGATGAAGTCCGTTGTCATTGAGGATATAAGGCGTTAAACCTCAACCGATCAGCGCGCCCAGCGTGCAGTCGAACAAGCGCCGCACCCGGCTGACCAGCGCTTCAGCGCGTTCAATTGCCTCGGCCATCTCGCGGCCAATCTGTTCGCGTGCCGCCGCCAGCGCGGCCTCTTCGCCGGGCGCAGCTTCCTGCTGCATTACTTTTTCGCGGATGATGTCCAGCGCGGTGATAGATTCCAGGAAAGCCGCGCGATGCCCGGCGACATGTAAATTCAGACTGCGCATCGCGTCCGACCAGACCGCCTGCGGGTCTATCTCGCGGCTCAGGTCTTTTTGCAACTGGGTGATGGTGCTGCTTTTTTGCTCCAGCACGCGGTCGGTGGCGGCAGCGTCCGCCTTAGCTTCGCGCAGAGCAGCACGTAATTCCTTCACCGACATGGTGGCAATCTTGTCCAGCTGAAGTTCGCCCGTCTGACCCGTCAGCTCCAGCTCTTCGAGCTGCTCGTCGTCCAGCACCAGCATTTCAAACAGCTTGGTTTGATTGCCGAGTGCTTTGGTTAAATGTCTCGTTGACGAGACATTTGAAAACTTGCCCGCCGCCTGCATAAACTTGGCGGACACCTTGCGATCAATCCCCAGCACATCCAGCCGTGCCATGAAGTTGCCATGTCCGCACGCTGCTTTCAGCACCGCCAGCCCACGCCCCACCTCAAGGCACGCCTCCACGCTGCGGCGCATGTTGGCGCTGATGTCGCGCTGGATCAGATCCGGGTCAGTGCAGTCGGCGGGCAGTTGATAGCCGATCTGCAACGCGACCGCGCGCACGGTGGTGTCCAGCTGCGCATTGAATACCGCCAGCTCCTGTGCGGCAGCGCCCGCTTCAACCAGCCGGGTATCGTCAAAATTATCAGTCGCTGAATTCAGTGTTTTATCGTTTGCAGTGCGTCCCATGTTGTTACTCCCTATGTGTTACGTGTAAAGTTGTGTTTCAAATCGGCGATCTGCTGTTCGGCTTTGCCGATGTCGGCCAACACTCGGCCAAATACACGCCCCATCTTCGGGGTCGGGTGGAAATGTCCGGTTGCCTCATCCTTGCGCGCCCAACCCTTGCCGATCAGGCTTCTCATCAATACCGTGACCGTGCTGGGCGAGAGTTCCAGCCCCTTGGCCAGTGCGCCGTTCGATGCGCCATTCACCGCACAGCCAGACAGGGCATCCAGCAGATCCAGCACCTTGCCAGCCGAGTTACGCTCATCTTCCGTTTTGCTCATGCTTCTTCTCCTATCTCAACGCGTGTGGGTTTCCAGTGCTTTTCGCCCAGTGGCAGGCGGTCTGCCATGTCAGCAGTGGCGATCAGTTGCTGCGCCAGGCGGCGCAATGCTGCTGGACGAATTTCCAACCCATTGAACGGGCTGGATTCCAGTTGTATCAGCGCATCACCATGGCGGCAGCGAGTCAGTGCGGCTTGCAGATTCATGATCATTCCTCCGTAAATTCAAACTCAGGTTGCAAATGTTTTTGTACGTTTCCCTTGTGCCAAGCCAAGCCCTCCATGCCTTGCTGGATGGCGGCGAGCACGACATCTGCCTCAGTCTTGCCGCTGTAAAACTGGAGCAATTGACCAGCGGCGGAGTTAAGCAGCTCTTGCAGGGCGTGCATATCGTCAGGCGTGGCGTTGCGGCCCGTGGGTGCCTGGATCACCAGGTAGCCCTCGCTGGCCG